CATAGCCATAATGTTGGCATGAAGAACAACCGCCAGCCGAAGCCGGGGGTCAGCAACCTGACGGCCTACGCCAAAGGCGGCAAGGTTATGGCTAAGGGCGGTGCCGCCGACAAGAAGCAGGACAAGTCCATGCTGTCGCGCCACAACAGGCTTATGCACCCCGGCCAGAAGTCCAAGCTGATGAACGGCGGGATGGTGGGTAAGTATGCTGATGGTGGAAAGACTAATCCGCTTGCGTTGAAATTTGAAAAAGAACGCGATGAGCCTGTGAAGTCGTTGAAGGGTGAAGAGCCTAAAAAGGCTCTTAAAGAAAAAAGCGTTGATATGTCTAAGCGTGTTGATCAAGGCAAGATGCCCAAGATGCCCAAGATGATGAACGGCGGTATGATGAAGGGTTATGGGATGGGTGGTAAACCCATGTTCAAAAAAGGCGGCAAAGCCAAAGGCGACAAGAAGAAAGTCATGGGCACCGTTGGCGAAGCTAAATCCATTATGGCCGCTTTGAAGAAAGCGCGTCGTCCCGCGACCCCGATGCCCGGAACCCCTATGGCTGGCCTCGGCATGGCTCCTCCGATGAAACACGGCGGCAAGGTCCGCAAATATGCTGATGGTAGTAAAGCCGAAGCGAAGGGTTTCTTGGACAAGCCACGAGATTTTATTACCGATGATCGTTACCCAAATAAAAAGCTATCAATTCGAGACGTAGGTAAGGGGGTAAAGGAAGGATTTACCAATTATAAGGATATGATTAACCGCACTGGTAAATTTGAGTCCCCGTCTAAAGACGGCAAGGTCATGAAGAAGGCCGCTGGTGGCGCTGCCAAACTCCGCAAGAAGTCTCCGATGCCGAATAAGATTAAAATGATGCTTTACGGAAAGGGAGGTTGATATGTCGCGTCCTGTAAAAAACATTCGTCTGAAGCCAAAAGGCACCAAAAAAGGTAAAGGCAAATAAATGAGTGCAGACCTGCTGGCAAGGAAGGTCACGGTACGGCTAAGGGAAATTCGGGAAGACAAGATAAACGCACTCCGAAGATGCAAACCCCGCGCCCCGATGGTTGTCGAGGGCGCGGCGGTTCCCGCCGCTACGGCAGAAGAAATCGCCTTCTTCGCAATCGACACCAACGCAACGATAGACGCGATCAACATGCTCATGTCGGTCGTGGAGGAAGAGTACAAGAAGCTGATAAACCCCGAAGAGCCGGGGACTGAAACCAACCAACAGGCAAGGATTAATTATGGCTAAGGTAACTGCACTTCCATATGTGGAAGAACACGAAGTTGAAGACGCCCAAAAACTGATTGACGATCAGTTCATTGAGCTTACAGGCAAGAAGTTTGGTTTCCGTCCGGCTGGGTATTACATCGCGGTCAAGATTTACGTCAGGGCAGATGAACTGTCGATTATCGACATGCCTGACGGTACAACGCAGACCCTTTGGACAGCCCCGATTGTGCAGCAACAAGACGCGCTTGAGTCTTGCAGTGCGCTTGTAGTTTCCATTGGTCCCGGCTGCTTCAAGAACCGCGACACTGGCGTGGCTTGGGCTGACGGCCCGACCTGCCGCGTAGGCGACTGGGTAGCTATTCCACGCGCTTCAACGTGGCTGACCAAATGGCGTGGCGTAGCGGTTGGCGTTCTGCCGGATGACAAGATCATTGGAACTGTAGAAGACCCAGCCGATCTTTCCTCGGTTTATGTTCCACCCAAAGTATAGGCAAGTAGCATGAATATTTTACCAACTAGAGTTTATGCAGCGGAGGGCACTGGTCAGAACCCAGCCCCCGAACCGCAAACTCCTCAGAACCTGACGGGCGAGGAGGAGTTTAACGATGAAGAGATTGAGCTTTCGGAAGAAGGCGGAGAAGCTGAAGCCGCTGAAGCTCCTGAAGAAGCCGAAGAGACTAAGAAAACCTTCAAGCGCCGTGGCCCGAAGCGTTATGCAACGCTGACCCATGAGCGTGATGAGGCCCGTGGCTACGCAAATCAGCTTCAGGCCGAGCTTGAGCGTGAACGCCAGCGTGCATCTGAGTTTGAAGCCAAGGCTAATGAGGCTTCTAACGTAGCAATGCACAGCTACGCGGCTAAAGCTGAGTCCGATTTGCGTGAGGCGCGTGCTTTTCACTCTTCATCTATTGAAAGCGGTGATCCGACCAAGATCACCGAAGCTGCCGAACGGCTAGCATCTGCTAAATCAACGATGGACGACGTTGAGGCTTGGAAGAAGTCTGAGAAAAACAAGCCAGCCGAGCAGCCCCGGCAGCAACAAGCGCAGCAACAGCCTCAGAATATGCAAACTCCCGAACTTCCGCCCGAAATTAAGGGTTGGATGATGGAGAATCGCTATTTTGATGCGGTTCAGCGCGATAATAATGGCGATGTGGTGTTTGACCGCGCTGGCAAGCCGGTGGGAAACCCTGATTACGACGATGATATGCACATTGAAGCCACCATGTTTGCCACAAAGCTAGAACGGCAGATTTCAAGTGGTCGTTTGGACTATAAGGTTTCTTCACCGGAGTATTTTCAAGCTGTTGAAGAGCATATGCGTCAACAGTTTCCCGATTACTTTGGCGAAGAAGAGCAGGAACAGCCCAAAGCGCAACCGAAAAGGGCTTCTCCCGTCGCGGCCCCTACTCGGTCAATGTCGTCTGGTGGACAAGTCAAAAATTCCACCAAATTTAAACTGACGGGCGACCAAATTCGGTTTGTCAAGAAAATGGTTGATAACGGCGGTGGCCCAAAATACCCACAGGGCCATCCAAGTCAGTTTAGGCCGATGTCATTTGATGACGCTAAGGTGAGCTACGCTCGTCGCCTTATGAATACAAACAAGACTTAAAGGAGACTCATCATGGGTCGCAAACCACGTAATTCTGAAACCCGCGAAAGCACGACACGCACTGCGGAAAGCCGTTCTGCCATGCGGACTACTCATCAGTCACGTTTTTACATCCCGCCAGAAGTTATTCCCAAGACCATGACTTATGCTTGGGTTGCCATCACGTTTGATAACGCTGGCACGCAGAATAAAGACAACTGGAACCAGAAGTACCGCGCTGGCTGGACCCCTGTCCCCCGTGACCGGCACCCTGAGTTGTTTCCGCCCGTGCCGAACATTGGCTTTGGCTCTGACGACAACTCTTACATTGATGAAGGCGGTCTTATTCTTTGCGAAAAGCCCTCTGCTGACGTAAGAAGGGATAAGGCTACCCTTGAGGCTAGATCAAGGCAGTTGATGAACGGCACGCAATGGACACAGGCCGCTGGCTCTAATCCGTTTGCACAAACAATGCCGCGCTTTGATGATTCTAAAACTGAGTTTGGTCATAAGGCTGAGTTCAAGGAGTAAGTTACGGGGTGGCTGGGGTTAAAAAGCCCCGGCCCACCTTTCCCTTGCCGGAGTGTGTGATAGGGGCCAATCCTGGCCACCCCACCACGATACGGGCTTACATAAGGCTCAAATCGTGGTAATCTAGGTCGTTATATCGCTTCCGCAATAGCGGATTATCGACGCCAATCACGTATTTGGCCGGGTGCAAAAGCACCCGTTATCGACGGCAGTTACGTTATCTGCTCCGGCCACTGGTAGTGGCGATCAGTAAAAAACCCAGGTTTTCGCGCTAATAATGGCGCATCTGAACGGAGTATATAACATGTCTTACGGTGCATCTGGTGGCGCTGGCCTCCAGCCGCTTAACAGCGGCAACGGTGTTACCTTCAATGGTATCACCAATCAGTACAACATCCCGGCGACGGGTGGACAGACGATCTTCCAGAACGATCCCGTGGCGCTTTCCACGGCGGGTGTCATCATTCGCGGCGTTGCTGGTTCAGCAATCACTGGCGTTTTCCAGGGCTGCAAATATCAGGACACTTCGGGCGTCTGGCAGTTTGCCAACTACTTCAACGGCGCGACGGCTTTCCTTTCGGGCAACACCCCGGTAGCGATGGTCATCGACGATCCGATGGCGCAGTACACGATCACCGAAGGTGATGGTACGGGCGCTTCGGGCACTCCGTTGGCCGCGTCGGCTCCTGGCCTGAATGCCAACTTCCTGTACACGGCTGGCAGCACTCGCACAGGTATCTCGGCTGTCACGCTTAACAATTCAACTGCAAGCTCGGCTTCTGGCCTTAACATGCGGGTCGTTTCTCTTGACTCCCGCACTGGTAACGCTGTTGGCGCGTTCGCTAACTGGGTTGTCCAAATCAACAATGGCCAGCGTTCTGCTGGAACACCGGGGCACGTTATTTAGTCCCGTAACGCTTTTGGCCTAGGAGCAAAAACATGACCATTAATACCAGTTCAATCCAGCAACTTCTCCGCCCCGGCTTGGCAGAAGTGTTTGGCGATTACCCGATGTATCCTGCTGAATACACCGAAATCTTCACGACCCATACTTCCGATAAAGCAGTTGAAATTGAAGTTGAAATGAAGCTGCTCGGCCTCGCCTCGATCAAAGGTGAAGGTGCGCCGACGCAGTTCCAGGATATGGGACAGCGCGTTATCTCGACCTACTACCACCGCTACACCAGCGTTGGCTTCATCATCACCCGTCAGGCGATGAAGGATAACCTGTATGAGTCGCAGTTCCCGCTTCAGGCGCAGTCGCTCCGTAACTCGATGCTGCAAAGCAAAGAAGTCAACGGCGCTTCGGTTCTGAACAACGGCTTCTCGTCCTCGTTCCCCGGCGGCGATGGTCAGCCTCTCTTCTCGACCGCGCACCCGATTGATACCGGCACGTTTGCCAACACGCCGAGCGTGCAGGTGGACTTGAACGAAGCGTCGCTGCAAGACGCTATCATCACCATCTCGCAGTTCCGCGATCAGGCTGGCCTCATCACGATGACGAAGCCAACCAAGCTGGTCGTTCCGTCGCAGCTTCAGTTCACTGCCGACCGTATTCTGCACTCGCAGTTCCGCACCGGCACCGCGAACAACGACATCAATGCCATCTACAACATTGGTGCCGTGCCGCAGGGTTATCGCGTCAACCACTTCCTGACCGATACCAACGGCTGGTTCCTTATGACCGACGCGCCGAATGGTTTGAAGCACTACGTCCGTGAAGCTCTTGAGACTGATGTGTTCACTGACTTTACCAGCGACAACCTGCTGGCCAAGGCTATCGAGCGTTATTCGTTCGGTTGGTCTAACCCGCGTGGTGCGTTTGGTAGCTCTGGCGCTACCTAATAGCCCTGGGGGTTAAATAGAGAATAGGGCCATCGTGCCGCAAAATGGTGCGGTGGCCCTTTTCACAACAAACAGTGAGGCGTCATTATGACAACTTTCTTTGACAGTGTAAAAATGGGGCGTGCGGTCTATAACCGCAATTCCGTCCCTTCTGCTGGGTATGCGGAGGACGAAATTTATGGCGTCCCACTGACTCAGACTTACGTTTACCAAGTTGGTACAGCGTCTACTTCTTTGGCCAGCGGCGTGTTTTATGCGTCGTCTGCCATTGCGGGTACGCTGACCGGCACGGGCGCTTTGGTCAGCAGCGGCGTTGCTACCTTTGACGTTCCGCGTTGCGTGTCCATTACGGCTTCCAGCAATATGTCAACGACGACATTTACCTTCCAAGGTACGGATGCGTATGGTGCGTCGCTTACTGCATCCCTCACCGGCCCGACCGGTAATACCTTCGGCAATTCTGGTTCTGTTGTTACTACGCTTTCGGCCTTTAAGACCGTCACCACGGCCTCGGCTAATGGTGCGGCCACTGGTCTGTTGGCGATTGGTAACTCTGATACCTTTGGCTTGCCTTATCGCCTTGTTAACGTGGGCGAAGGTCTTGGTGCTTATATCAACGGTGGCTCGGCGTCGGTTGCTCCGACTTACACCGCTGGTTTTGCTGCTACGGGCGTTGCTACGGCGACCACCGCTGATGTTCGCGGAACGGTTGCATTGGCTACGGCTGTACTGGCTAACGGCTCCAGGTACGTCACCTTCCAGTTTGTTACCCCGAACGACGGGGCTTTGGCTGGTAACGACACCAAAGAAAATACCTATGGCGTAACGCCATATTCTGCTTAATGTTAAGCGCCGGGGTATGGCCGTCATGCCCCGGCGTCTTTATTGACGGTAACTAGGCAAGGAAGTAACCCGTGACAGAATCTCATTTAGCTCAAGCAGCACCTACAGCGATCATGCACGCCCCGGCTCGTAAGGCGGTCAACATTATTGCTATGGGTTCAAGCCGTTCCGACTTCTTCCAGGCGCAGCTTATGGAAACGCGCCCTGAAATCCTGCAAAACGCGGAAACGTGGTGCATTAACTACATGGGCGCACAGATACGCTGCGACCGTATTATCCACGTTGACCCTGTTCACCCCTATTTGGGCCACCCTGTTGTCCGTGATATGTGCGAATACGCGCTGAAGGACAACACCCCGTTCTATACATCGTGGCCGCACCCCCGTTATTCCAACCATGTCGTTTACCCGTTCGCTCGGGTTATGGCTTCGTTTGGCGGGATTACCTACTTCAACACCAGCGTCTCGTATGCCATTGCCCTGGCCTTGGCTGACGGCTTTAACGAAATCGGCCTGTTTGGCTGTGATTTCTCGTATCCTGATGTGCATTTGGCTGAATCTGGCCGTGCGTGCTGCGAGTTCTACATGGGTATCGGTACCCAGCGCGGCGTCCGTTTTGCCGTCGCTCAGAACTCGACCCTGATGGATATGTACAACCACCAGCAGCCCTATGGCTGGTTTGTTGACCCGAACCAACCCCCAGGCATGGGCGGGAAGATCATGACTGCCCAGCAAATTCTGGCGCACGAAGATCGTATTCGTAACCCGCCTAAACTGGCTTCTCAGTTTCAAGTGATACAGGTAGCTAGTCCGTCCGTTATCCAACCGATTGCCGCTCCGCAGCCGGTTATGGGCGTTGGCGGGGAACATGCTATGTACAATGCTATGCTGGGAGGGCCACTCCCATTAACAAACGGCCATGACCCTTCTCTTGGAGTAGCAAATGCGCCCAGTAATATTCAGCTTCCCCACGCAAACGGTTAATGGCGTTTGCGCTACGCAAACGACTACAGCCACAGGTCAGTCCCTTGTTCTTAATGGGTTGCTATCTAATTTTAATGCTGGTGTAACGCCCTTTGCAGTAACTGTAGCTCCCGGCCTTCAACGGACGCTTACGGTCACATCAACCGGCAATATCAGCACGGCGACCTTTACGATCACGGGCATTGATACGTCTGGGTATGCTGTATCTACAACGCTTACTGGGCCAAACAATGCTACGGCCACCACTGTGGCTGAGTTCTTCAAAGTCACAGCAATCTCAGTTGGGACTATTGCAACTAGCGCGTTCACGGTTGGTGTCGGTATTACCGGCACCAGCCGCTGGGCTATGGTTGATACTTTCCAGAACCCTGTAGCTGTATCCGTGGCAATCACTATGAATACAGCCACAACTTCTTTGGTTACAATTCAACGTACTTTTGATCCAATTTCCACGACAACGACCCCTGGCGTGGTTACCGCCGCTGGCTTGTCTGCGATTGGAACTTCAACCAGCCTTACTTACTCGGATAACGCCACAGCTTATCGCGCCATCTTCCTTGCCAGCACTACAGCTACTGGCACAATGAACGTCAACTTTAACCAATCGGGGTACTAAACCCCATGGCCCGTGGCAAGAAAGACCAAATGCGCGGGATGACGGTTTCAGGCGGCTACAAGCTGTCTGTGGCTAAGGGTGCTGGTTTGACTGCCAAAGGTAGGGCGTCCATCAATCGGCGTACTGGGAGCAACCTAAAGCCCCCAGCGCCGAACCCCAAGAGCAAGGCCGACGCGGGCCGTAAGAAGAGCTTTTGCGCTAGGTCGCAAAGCTGGACCGGCGAACGCGGTAAAGCCGCTAGAAAAAGGTGGGCCTGTTAGATGACGCTTACCGGCACGTATGACTTTGGCGTAAACACCGAACTTGATAGCGTAATCGTCGAGGCTTACGAGCGTATTGGCCGTGAGGCTTCAGACCTGTCGGCTAATGACGTACAGAGTGCCATTCGCAGCCTTAGCTATCTATGTGCCGAATGGGCCAATAAGGGCATCAACCTTTGGGAAGTGACGCTTAACAGTTCAGCCCTGACATTGGGACAGACAAGCCTGACGCTGAACGCGAAGAACGTAGAAATGTTCCAAGTCTACCGGCGCACCACCAGCGGCGGGATTAACACGGACATTATGCTTTCGCCTATTAGTCGGGCGGATTATGCGTCTATCCCCAATAAACAGCAGCAAGCCCCGCCGACACAATATTACTTTGAGCGTACCATTACGCCGACAGTGTACTTTTGGCCTACGCCAGACCTGTCAACCTATACGCTGTTTTATTACACCATGAACTTCACGCAAGACCCAGGGAACCCCACCAATACCTTGGATGTGCCCCAGCGTTGGTTTGATGCTATGGCGGCGGGTATGGCTGCGCGGTTAGCGGTGAAATGGGCACCCGAGAAGGCCGGTATGCTGCAAAGCATGGCTGATGTAGCCTACCAAGCTGCGGCTGCTGAAGACCGCGAAAAGGTGCCTACGGTCATCATGCCGAGCATGTTGTATGGTAGGTACACATGAGCCGGTTATCGCCTTTACACCGCCGCGCTAGGGCACCGATTGATATTGATGTCAAAAGCCCTCGCTCTGTCGCTGTTTGCGACGGCTGCGGTTTCTGGACGATGCACGGCCATTTGGTTGAGAAAATGGAGTATCGCGGCGGGGCCGCCCCGGTTGGTACAAAGCTGTACGTCTGCGGCGTTTGCGACGACGTTCCTAACCCGTATTACTCCATGCTGGTCCTGCCGCCCGATCCGGTTCCGATCAAGAACCCCAGGCCGGAAAACCCCGCTCTTAACCCAGAGCCTATGTTATTTATCGTTGCGGATTATGACACGCCCATCATTACGGGTGTAAATCCGCAAGACCCAAGCAATGACGGATTTAACTTTTTAAGTGGGAATAACCCCACTTTAATTCCGGTGCCCTAATGCCAAACGTCCTTATTAGTGAATTGGATTTATCTCCTGCGGTTGTCGGGACTGACATATTTCTAATTCAACATGCTTCTGGCGCACCGGCTGAACACTGCACGGCGGCTCAGATGGCGGTTTATGTGGCCGCGTCTGGCACGACTTATTTTGCCGGTACGGCGCTGTCCTTAGCGACGACCAATACATTCAATGTCACGACCGTTCCGATTGCTAACGGCGGAAGCGGCCAAACGACGGCCAGCGATGCCTTTGGTGCGTTGGCTCCGACCACCTCTTCTGGGGATATGATCTACCGTACTGCCGCTTCTGGCGGAAACGTGCGTTTAGCCATTGGCACCCCTGGACAAGTGTTGGGTATCAGTAGCGGTCTTCCTGCTTGGACAACCGTTGCCGGTGTAGGCACGGTTACCTCGGTTGACGTATCCGGCGGCGGTACTGGGATTACATATAGCGGCGGTCCCGTCACTGCGGCTGGGACTATCACCGCCTCTGGCACACTCGGTACAGGCTTTGGCGGTACGTCTGCTACGACAGCCATTGCGGCCTTTAACGCGCTGGCCCCCACCACAACTTCCGGCGACCTGATCTACCGCACATCTACTGGTAACGTGCGGCTTGCGATTGGCTCTAGTGGGCAGCTTTTAACCGCGAGTGGCGGTATCCCGGTTTGGATCAGCCCCGCTGCTTCGGGTACGGTCAACTACGTTGATGTCTCTGGTGGTGGTACTGGCCTGTCCTTTAACGGTGGCCCTATCACGGCTTCTGGCACAATTACAGCCACGGGTACTCTTGGTATTGGCTTTGGCGGTACGTCAGCTACGACAGCCATTGCAGCATTTGGAGCTTTAGCGCCAACGACCACCCAGGGTGATCTAATCTATTACTTTGGCACTAGTAATACGCGGTTTCCAATCGGGTCTACCGGACAAGTTTTGACAGTAACTTCTACTGGGGCAGGAGCGAACTTGTCGTGGGCGACACCGACCGTTGGCGGTACAGTCAACTACGTTGACGTTTCTGGTGGCAATACAGGGCTGACGTTTAACGGTGGCCCCGTTACGGCTTCTGGCACAATCACTGCCTCTGGCACGCTGGTTGTGAGTGCCGGTGGTACGGGCGCTGTTACGTTGACGGGCGTCCTCAAGGGCACCGGCACCACCGCCATTACAGCCGCTACGGCTGGTACGGACTTTGTATCCCCGATTGTTGCGACCAACTTTACGGCGCAACAGACGTTTGCTGGTGCGACCAATATCTTGGCGGCTGTATTCACAAACGCTGCTGAAAAAGTAACTGTTGCCACATCTGCGGCCACAGGCACGGTCAATTACGACATTACGAGCCAATCGGTTCTGTACTACACGGGCAATTCTACGGCCAACTTCATACCTAACTTCCGTGGGTCTTCTGGCAATACGCTGACTTCTATTCTCGCAACCGGACAAGCCGTTTCGGCAGTCTGGGCTGTGACGATGGGGACAACGGCGTTCTACAGCACAGCCGTCCAGGTTGACGGTTTCGCGTCTACGGTAACACTCAAATGGCAAGGCGGCGCAGCCCCTACGGCTGGTAACGCCAGCAGCGTTGATGCGTACAACTATACAATCATCAAGACCGCATCTGCTTCATTTACAGTGTTAGCCGCGCAGACGCAGTTCGCTTAGCGGGGCGCGTGATATGCCTGTAATCACAAGACGAGCCGTTACATCAGCCCTCGCCTACGGGATGTTCCGTAAGTTAGCGGCAAGCGGCACCACCGTCATCGTGTCCTTCACTTCTGGCAGTGGCACTTGGCTATGCCCCACGGGCGTGACAACGGCTGACTACCTTGTTGTCGCGGGTGGTGGAAGTAGTTGTCAGGGCGGCGGCGGCGGAGGTGCTGGTGGGTTCCGTACTGGTACTGGGCTATCTGTCACGGCTGGTAATTCTTACACAGTCACCATTGGCGCTGGTGGGGTTGGTACGATTGTAGCTGGCACCGCTTCAAACAATGGCTCCAATTCGGTCTTTTCCACTATTACGTCTACTGGTGGTGGCGGAGGTGGAAATTCAACTGCAACCGCTGGTGGTTTTAATGGCGGTTCTGGTGGTGGTGCCGCTCAATCTAGTACACCGGCTTCTGGCGGCTCTGGGAATACTCCTTCGGTTTCACCATCACAAGGCAACAATGGTGGGGCTAACGAAAGTACCCCGAATTATGGCTCTGGGGGCGGTGGGGGTGCAGGGGGTGTTGGTGGCAATGGAACAACTTCTGCTGGCGGTGGTGGTGGCTCTGGTACTTCTTCATCAATCTCTGGTTCCTCTGTAACTTATGCCGCAGGTGCCCCTGGAACCACTTACAACTCTGGGGTAACGGGTTCAAGCGGCACGGCTAATACTGGCAATGGTGGCGGCGCAACTGGACAAACCACTCCCGCCGCTGGTGGTTCTGGCGGCTCTGGCATCGTAATCCTCAGCTACGTTGTACCTGCGGCCTCAAATATTCTGACGTTCGCGTCAACGCTCACATTCATAATGCCAACTAACGTAGCCAGCGTGGACTACTTGGTCGTTGCGGGTGGTGGTGGTAGTGGCAATGGTGGTGGCGGGGCTGGTGGTTTCCGCACTGGCACAGGACTGGCTGTAACGGCTGGTGCTTCGTACACAGTCACTGTTGGTGCTGGTGGTGCTGGTGCATTGCCGGGGCGTGGAACAAGCGGTTCTAATTCCGTATTTAGCACGATAACGTCTGCTGGCGGCGGCGGCGGCGGCGGCGGTAGTTCGCCGGGCAGCGGCGCTAGTGGTGGTTCTGGTGGCGGGGGAACCGCGTCTGGCGGGGCACAACCCGGTGGAGCTGGGAACACGCCGTCAACTTCCCCATCGCAAGGAAGCACGGGCGGCAACGGCTTTGAGGGCAGTGGGCGATCAGCGGGTGGTGGTGGTGGTGGCGCTTCTGCTACGGGGACAGTTGCTATTATCGGCGTTGGTGGTGCTGGCGGTGCTGGTACAGCTTCTAGCCTTAGCGGCTCGTCAGTGACCTATGCTGGCGGCGGCGGCGGTGGGGCGCAAACCGCTGCCCCCTACGGGCCAGGAACATTCGGTTCAGGTGGCGCTGGCGGCGGCGGAAACGCTGCGGTAGGAGGCGGAAATGCTGGAACTGCAAACACAGGCGGCGGTGGTGGCGGCGGAGAGTACAGCACTACTTCTGGCGGCGCTGGCGGCTCTGGCATCGTGATTCTGAAGCTGAACGCACTAACAGTTGGCTCTGTCGCCACATTTACTTCTTCTGGCACGATCAAAATGCCTGCTGGCTCTGTTAGCGTGGACTACTTGGTGGTTGGCGGTGGTGGTGCAGCACCTACACAAAATAGTACCGCTGGCTCTGGTGGTGGTGGGGCTGGTGGATTCCGTACTGGCACAGGTTTAGCCATAACGGCTGGTACTGAGTATGCAGTCACCGTTGGTGCGGGTGGCGCGACTGGATTGGATGCCGCAGCAACAAGCGGTTCAAACTCCGTATTCAGCACCATTACAGCAGCAGGCGGTGGCAAGGGCGGCTACTTCCCAGGAGTTGCTGGAAGTAACGGCGGTTCAGGCGGCGGCGGTGGTAGTGCTGCATCTGGCGGCACTGGAAACACACCATCCACAAGTCCATCTCAAGGTAGTAACGGAGGTTCCGGCGGTGCATCAGGCGGCGGCACTCATGCTGGCGGCGGCGGGGGAGCAACTTCCACTGGTGACCCATATAGAAGCGGCTCACCAGTAGGTGGTGGAAACGGCGGGAACGGGACTGCATCTTCAATTTCTGGCTCATCCGTAACGTATGCAGGTGGCGGCGGCGGCGGTGGTGGTGGAAGCTCTACTGTCTCTACGGGCGGTTCTGGCGGTGGCGGTGCTGGTGGGGCGGCTCCGGCACCAGGAACCGGAACCAGTGGGACGGCTAACTTTGGTGGCGGTGGCGGTGGTGCTGGATATGGCGGCGGTGGAACGATAGCAGGCGGCTCTGGCGGCTCCGGCATCGTGATTCTGAAAATTAACTAGATAGGCAAGGACATGGTTACAAAGACATACATGATTCTCGGCATCGACATGGCGGTGAACCTGCTGCGCCCTGGCGCGAAGTGGGAGTGGACAGGTGGGGCTGGCTTTACGCGCTGGGAAGACCCCCGCCCGAAACCTAGCCAGGAAGAAGTCATGGAGACGATTGAGAAGATCAAAGCGTTTGAGGACAGCATCAATACGATTTGGCTGCCGGAGCAAGTTGCCGAAGCCGAGGAACACGAAGCGCAGATTGAACAGGCGATGGCATCGTGATTACGCACAACCTGTTCCCAACTCCTGTATCGTTCCTTGAGCTTGGCCGTGAGTTTTGCGAAGAGGAAACCGACCTCCTGCTGAACCTTGAGCAGAAGCCCAACGACGGCAACACGACCAGCAAAGAGCGTCATCTTCTAGATGATCCAAAGCTGGCTTCGTTGCGTGAGTTTATGGACGCTTCGGTTGCTTCGTACTTCAAGGAAATTTACAGCCCGAAGAATGAAGTCAGTCTCCGTATTACGCAGTCCTGGGTGAACTACACCAAGCCGGGGCAATGGCACCACAAACATGCCCACCCGAACTCGTTCATCAGCGGCGTGTTTTACATTAAGGCCAACAAAGAGACTGACCGTATTCACTTCTTCAAAGACGGCTACCAGCAGATCAAACTGCCGGTAGATCAGTTCAATTTTTACAACTCAGAAAGTTGGTGGTTGCCGGTCGGAACGGGCGAACTGATCCTGTTTCCATCCTCTTTTACACACATGGTCGAGGCTGTAAAAGGCGAAGACCTGCGCGTTAGTATGTCGTTCAACACCTTCCCGGTTGGCTACGTCGGAGACGACGACAGCCTCACCGGCTTGCATTTGTAGGATCAGGCACATGGCCCATTTCGCTGAATTAGATGCCAACAACGTGGTCCTACGGGTCATTGTTGTCGGCAACCCCGACACCGCCGATGCAAATGGTGTGGAAAAAGAGTACATTGGTGCGGCTTTCTGCGAACGCTTGCTAGGCGGAACTTGGAAGCAGACCAGTTATAATGGTAATATTCGCAAGCGTTACGCTGGGATTGGCTACACTTACGACGCTGGCCGGGATGCGTTCATCACCCCACAGCCTTACCCGTCCTGGGCGCTGGACGCTAATGCAGCTTGGCAAGCCCCGGTGCCAATGCCGACCGATGGTAAAATGTACCGTTGGGACGAGCCGACTCTTAGCTGGGTAGAAGTTGAAGGAATGGTCTAATGGCATTTACCGCAACACAGTATCTGTTTAAGGCGTCTAGCGTGACGGCCACGACCGCCGCTACGGTTGGCAGCTACACCGTCCCGGCCAGTACCAGGGGTATGATCCTGGGCCTTACGCTAGCCAACAGCGCCACTTCAAACGCCATTAACTACGCCGACGTTAACTTGAGTGATGGGTCCAATGCTTTTTCCGTTGCCAGAAAAACGCCGATTCCTCCCGGTGGGTCCGTGGTGGCGGTTGGTGTTGAGAAACACGTACTGCCAACTGGCGGCTCAATTCAAATAATTGCGTATGCAACTGGTGGCCTTGATGCCATTGCCACTATTGTGGAGATAACCTGATGACAACATTTATTGGCCGTGGGCCGGGGACTTCTCCGACCACAGACTTCTTTCCACTTAGTGCTTCTTTACCGAGTGCGCCTGTAATTGTTATTTCCGCAACAATATCTAGTGCAGCAAATACAATTCATACGGCAGATGCCAAGGCTTACGACGTTCCGATTGTTTACGTTGCCAATGTCGGCGGCGTTGCTGGGGCGATTGTATATCTGAATATGGGTGCCACGGGTGCCTCTCTTGCAACCACGCAGTCTATTGCATTGGCCGTAGCAACGTCTTCATACGGGCTTATTCAACCCGGCACGCCCATCAGCGGCAGCGGTGTAGTTTATATGTGGTCTACATCTGTCGCTGGGACGTTTGCCGCCTACGGCGGCGTGACGCGAACTTACACAGCTTCGGCATAGGTGCATCATGGGCAATCCAATGACGCCGTTTGTTCCACCGGCAGCGGCATTTAATCCTCCTGTACTTAATATTTTAGCGTCCACGGCTGTCACTAACATTATTACTCTGACCAATACACAAGCATTAAGTGACGTTCTTTACATATCTGGAACAGCAACAAATTCAGGTACTGGGCCTTATATTTATTTCCCAACCAACGCCCCTGCTAAGGTTTATACTCTTGTCGTTGATGCCGTCACAACCGGCACAACTGGAAATGTAATGGCCGTAGGGCATGTCGGAGGAGGAAACGTAACCAGTTTTTATCCTTCACTGACTTGGCAATTTGCTCATTTCCCAAGCGGAATCAGCTCATTCTTCTTCGTCCGCGCCAGCGCAACAAACATTACGTACCCATAAATGCCCACAGCAATGACCTTCACCAGTCTGCAAGCCGATGTTCGCTCTTACTGCGAACGCGGCGGCTCGGCTGTTGACACGCAGTTCAACACCCAGCTTCCTGGGTTCATTAACTTGCGTGAGCGTCAGATTGCGCGTGAGCTTAAAATCCAGGGCTTTATCAATAACGTAAACACCGCCTACACGGCTTCTGTCGGCGTTTACCAGAAGCCAGACCGTTGGCGCGAAACCGTCAGCATTAACGTCGGCACTAATATCGGCACAGCGACGACGTTCAATACCCGCGTTACGCTCCTGCCGCGTTCGTATGAGTACATCCGTACATACTGGCCGGATGACA